CGCACCCCCACGTGGCCGACTGGCCACGATTTTGTGAGTCACATCCACGATCGATGTGAAGCGATTTGTTTTACGATTATGCAGGAATCCAGATAATTGTGGTGTCGTGGTCGGTCAAAGTGACTGAACCACTAGAAATGAAAACGAGACTATATTCACGGCAATGTACAGGGGCGTTGACGCCAAGCTGCTGGGTGACCTGTACCAGCAGTGACGCTCCGTAGCCGCAGCGGTATGAGGCTCCGGAGGTCATGGTGGTGCCACAGGAGTTGGAGTAGTTCACGGTTGAACTCGTCGCCCAGTTGTCATCCGTGTAAACCAGGTAGCTCCGAAGAGCAGTGCCTGTTGCACTAGAAATGGCAAACCCGTTGATGTGCACAGTGTACACACCGACAGGCACGGACAAGTACTGACCCGATTCCACTTGGGCCTGCGGGTAAGGACTTCCGTAAGGGAGAGCAAAGTTCACCTTGGTTATCGCAACTCCAGCTGTGACAGCTTCAGTGGCGGTACGACCTTCAAAAACGAGCGATTCGGCAGGGCGAAGCAGGTCATTAATTTCAGAATGGGGACAAAACAAGCGAACCGAGTATGTCACGAACAAACGCCCAACGGTGGACGTGTCAGCCATCCCCACAGTAGCGACGTTGAATACACCAGCGTCGGAAATGCGGTTATCACCGGCACGCACTGAAGTGCGAGTGTAGCGTGGACCATTGGGGTGGAGGTCAGCACGTGTGAGGGTGCATGAAGAGGCTTGCCAGCCGGCAGAGTTGACCGAGCATGAATAAATCAAGAGGTCAGCCTCGGACGTCGGGGCCTCGTCAGTCACGTCGGGCTCATACGCTAATGTGACCGCCCCAGATGTTGCGGTACTGCATCGCGGCACATACTCGATGGTGATGCGGGTAAACTCGTACCTTTCCCAGTTATGAGCGATGGCGGCCATCCATGGGAAGGTGAGTTCTTCGGCAGGGTTCAAAATGAACCGGGTGAGACTAAAGCCTACGGAACCGTCTAACACACCGGTGCCGAGTGGTTCGGTGTGGTCAATCAACAGCTCGTTTGCTTTCTGGCGGATGCGGGGAGCACGGTTCTTGAACCGGCCTCCGACGGCGGCTGGGGCAGCGGCGGTGGAGACCGCGCGCCCGCCAGAGCTCTTTTTGTTTTGTTTTGTTTTGTTTTTCATTTTCTGAACGCTTACGCTCGCGGGAGGACCTCTCAAGGCACGAGGGGCAGTAATTCCGTTGAGGGTGACGAGGCGAGGTATGCGTTGGAGGGGATTTCGTTTATTGTTTTTCTTGTTTTCCTTTGTTTTTGGTGGTGATTGGGGGGGTTGTGGGGTAGGTTCGGGAGTAAATCCCATGGATGGCTGAGGTTGAGTGTTCCGATGTTGCGGTCCGCGCAGTACACCAGAGTCGAGAGTGCGTTGAATTCCTCGACGAGTTTGAAATAACAGTTGTCGACCAGCGGCAGTGGCACCAATTGCGGCTATCGTTGCTGCGATGGTGGCGGGTTCCATTGATGAATAGTTGCGTCAGGACTTACACTACTCATCAATTGGGCGCCTGAGTTCTGGACGCCCGTGGAATCGCTGCACCAGCGGCGGCTCCCTCCAGCTGAACGCAGCGTTGTCATACATTTCTTCCAGCGCAATCTGGTGATCCGGATCGAACCCAAACGCTAGATAGAAAGACACGCGCGCCTCATCGCTGGGGGCCGCTCGCCGGTGCCCCATGCCTCGCGACAGGAACTGAAATCCCGTCTCCACTTCCTCTTGAGCCATGCGTTGCGAGTCGCGACACATGTAGTCGTAAAAGGCACCGAGAACTGGAAT